TTTTATTCCGCCTTTAACAGACATAGGAAGAAAGGTAAGTGCAGGATCACCACGACTATCTAAAGCAGAGATCGAAAGATTAAGATTAAAACAAGCTGATGTGGTAGCACGAGGTGGACGTGGACCAACTTATCCTTCTCCTCAACCTGTTGCTGACCCTGTTTATAAACAATTAGGTATTTCAGATACAGCAATGAATATTTTTGGAGGTGCAACAGCGGGGGTAGGGGCATACGCGACTGCGGGGATGATTTATGATAACCTTGATGAAGAAACAAAAGCACACCTAAGAGAGTTATTAAAAATACCTACTAAATAATGGCTACCCCTGAATCCATCGCAGCACCTATAGAAAACCGTTTCGGTGATTCAGGACTTATGGATAGATACCTTGATTATATTCAAGGCGATCCGATAGCCCAACAAGTTTCAGGCGGTGATCCGTTGAAAAAAGCCCTTCGTGGTATATCTGAATTTATTCCTGGAATCTCAACCGCACTAGCTGAACGTCGTGGTGATAAATTCGGTGAAGCTTTATCGTATTTAGATTACCTCGGTCCAGCAGGTGGTGGAGCGAAACTAGCAGGAATGGGTTTATTAGAAATGATAAGTCCGCTTATCGCTAAATACAACGACGATATTAAAAAACTTAGATTTGATCACAGAAGAGAGATGCGTAATGCAGACGGTGGCGACGGACAGTTTGCTATCGATGCTGCAAATAAAATAGAACGCAAAATTAAAACGCTAACAAATAAACGTGATAAAGCTATTAGTAATATTAAAGATCCAGGAGAACGAAAAGCCGCAGAACTAAGTACAATAAATATTTTTCACGGTAGCCCTGTAACGGGTATTGACAAAGGTATTGGAACTTTAAAATTACCTAAAGAATTAAACTATCTTAAAACAGGACAACGTTATCCTTCTTCAGGTGGTATTTATTCTGTTATAAATCCTGCCGATCCTAGACTTAAATCATTTTCTGAAAAAGGTTCTGCGTATAGAATCAATCCTAATTTTAATAGAACTTTAGATATAGAAAATATGCCATCAGATGTTAGAGGTTCGTTAGGTGATATGTTGCAGTATATAGCTAGACCAAGCAGAGACACAGGTAAAAATATGCCTCTTAAACGAATGCAATATCAACTAGACACGATGTTGCATGGAGGCAAAGGAAGTGTAAATAAAACACCTGCACAATTTTCTGAAGATATAGCTAATGAATTAATTAAAAAAGATTACGATTCGATATTGTTTCCACCTAGAAATTTTAAAGGAGAAGGAGAAACGGTTTTAGCTTTAAACCCTGAAGCTTTAAACATTACAGGAGAAATACCTGTTAATGAACTTGATGATTTTATACGAGCGTATCTAAATTTTAATAAATGACCTCTAACGCAGATAAGTTAGCAGCTTTACGGGAAATAGATGTTTCCCATTTATCTAAAGCAGAAGCTAAAGAATTTACGATTCTTTTAGAAGAATTAGAAAAACGTGAATTCCAAGAAAAATCCACAAGTACCTTTATGGCTTTTGTTAAATCTATATGGGCTGAGTTTATTAACGGTGATCATCACGTTAAAATGGCAAAAGCTTTTGATGATATCGCTACAGGTAAACTCAAACGTTTAATTATTAATATGCCGCCTAGACATACAAAGTCTGAGTTTGCATCCCATTTGTTTCCTGCGTACCTGTTAGGTAAAAATCCTAAACTAAAAATTATAGAAGCAACCCATACCGCTGACCTTGCAGTTAACTTCGGACGTAAAGTTAGGGATTTAATTGACGGAGAAGAGTATGGAGCATTATTTCCTGAAACCGAACTAAAAGCGGATAGTCGTTCTGCAGGTAAATGGTTAACGAATAAAGGCGGAGAGTATTACGCGGCAGGTATTGGTGGTGCATTAGCAGGAAGGGGTGCGGATTTGTTTATTATTGACGATCCACATTCCGAACAAGACGCTATGTCCGATAAAGCCATGGAAGAAGCCTACGAATGGTTTATGGGGGGTCCACGACAAAGGTTACAACCTGGAGGTGCAATCGTTATTGTGATGACCCGTTGGAATAAAAAAGACCTTACAGGACGATTAATTAAGAAAATGGCACAAGATCCTGGAGCAGACCAATGGGAAGTAATTGAATTTCCTGCAATATTACCAAGCGGTAAACCCTTATGGGAAAATTTTTGGAAATTAGAAGAATTAGAAAGTATTAAAGCTTCGGTTAGTCCAGGAAAATGGGCGGCTCAATATATGCAAAGACCCACGGGTGAGGGTATTTCGATTATACCGAAAGAATGGTTTATGATCTGGGACGCAGAAAAACCACCTAAATGCGATTATTTGATACAAAGTTTTGATACAGCGTTTTTAAAATCAGAAAGAGCTGACTATACCGCTATAACCACATGGGGTGTGTTTTATCCTGAAGGTAAAATAGGCGAAGAACATTACCATGGGGATGAAGCTCATTTAATTTTAATTGATTGTATAAAAGAACGTTACGATTTTCCTGAATTAAAAGCTGAAGCGTTACGTTTGTATGAGTATTGGCAACCTGATACAATTATTATTGAAGCAAAAGCTAGTGGTTTACCACTGGTACAAGAATTACGTAGAGTCGGTATTCCTGTAAATACTTTTTCTCCTGGAAAAGGGCAAGATAAAATAGCTAGGCTAAATTCTGTCTCTCCTATTTTCCAAGATGGACGTGTTTGGATTCCAGATAACAGGTGGGGTGAAGAACTTATGGATGAAGTTTCTGATTTCCCGAACGGTGAGAACGATGACTTAGTAGATGCAACAACTTTAGCGTTAGCTAGGTTCAGGGAAGGCGGGTTTTTAACACTTTCGAGTGATTATTTTGAAGAGGAACAACCTTATCAAGGCGAAAGGGTTTATTATTGAGGAAAATCATACTATGATGTATTACCATGGCTATTGAAAAACAACCAATTCCTATGCGTTCTGGTTCTGAAGACCCAATCGAACTAGAATTAGTACAGCAACCCGATGAAGAAACTGAGCTTTTCGTTCAGCCTGACGGTTCTATTGTACGTGGCAGTGATATGGAAGAAGAAACACCGTCTAAGTTTGGTGAAAACTTAGCAGAGGTTTTAGACGAACGTGAGTTAAACACTATTGCTGCAGAATTAGTTTCATCTTACGAAGAAGATTTAGAATCTAGAGACGACTGGTTTCAAACTTATAGTGAAGGTTTAGAATTATTAGGTATAAATTCAGATTCTAGGTCACAACCTTTCGTTGGAGCTTCAGGAGTTCATCATCCGATCCTTGCTGAAGCAGTAACACAGTTCCAAGCACAAGCTTATAAAGAAATGTTACCCGCAGGTGGACCTGTAGATACAGAAGTTTTAGGAATTACCGATAATGCTAAGATGGAAAAGGCAAATCGCGTAAAAAACTTCATGAATTATCAAATTACGTACAAAATGGAAGAATATGACCCAGAAATGGATCAATTACTCTTTTATTTACCGCTTTCTGGCTCCGCTTTCAAAAAAGTTTACTACGATCCTGCGTTAGGACGTGCTGTTGCACGTTTTGTTAAGTCAGAACACCTTGTTGTGCCTTATTACGCAGTAGATTTACTTACTGCACCAAGAATTACCCACGTAATTCACATGAACGAGAACGAATTACGTAAATTACAAATTTCTGGGTTCTATAAAGACACCGATAAGATGTCTCCAACCAGTAATCCTGATTTAACTGAAGTAGATGATAAAATTGACGAACTTCAAGGCTTAACTAGAACTATTAGCGACGAAGAATTTACATTATTAGAAATGCACGTGAATTTAGACCTTGAAGGTTTCGAAGACGTAGATGCTAACGGTGAAGAAACAGGATTAGCGTTACCTTATATCGTTACGATCTGTAAAGATAATAATAAAGTACTAGCGATTAGACCTAATTACGATCAAAACGATCCTATGCGTAAAAAGATTGAATATTTTACTCATTATAAGTTTCTTCCAGGATTGGGTTTTTATGGTTTTGGTTTAATTCATATGATGGGCGGATTAACTAAATCAGTTACTTCAATTTTACGACAGTTGATTGATGCAGGTACACTTTCTAATTTACCAGCAGGATTTAAATCACGAGGATTAAACATTCAGCGTCATGATGATCCGTTACAACCTGGAGAGTGGCGTGATGTCGATGCTCCTGGAGGTCGGCTATCAGATGCGTTTTTACCACTACCTTATAAAGAACCAAGTGGTACATTAACTACATTACTAGGTGCTTTAGTTGATTCAGGGAAAAGATTTGCAGCAACCGTAGAAGATCCGACAGGCGACGGTAATTC